CTATTTCTCCAGTCGGCGCAGTTGCGGGTCATTCATTTGGAAGTAACAATTATACTGGTCATGAAACTTTAAGGACAGAATCACTCGAAGGTGCGAACACAAACGTTGTAAAAAACAACGCAGTAACAGGAAATCGTCAAAGTTCGGAAGAAGAATTAGAAGCACGTCTATCTTCTAACTTTCGCAGTGCGCACAAATCGCACAAAGATTTAATCACACTTCTAAAAGCAGTACATCCAAATGCGAGTGATGTATTGTTAGAAGAAATCGTAGGTCTCATATATAAAGCTGAGGGAATCGATAATTTTGTAAGAATTATTAAAGATTCTAATATCTTGCAATAAAAAATGGTGAGATCTTACTAATTTACATTACGTAACACGGAGGAAAACGAATGTCAGGAATTCTTAAAGCAGTCGAAGAGCTCATCAATAAAGCTCAAGGCTACACGCAGCATACTGGTACGGGCGGCCCGGCGGAAGCCGTTGCTCATACAGTGCAAGGTGCTCCAGGATATAACGAAGCCGAGAAGGAAAAGAATGCAGCTAACTCGGGAACGCATCCGAAAGCTGGTGGCGGTGAAGGTACCGATGGAAAACCAGCTGGCGGTGGAGCAGATTTTAAGGACGGCGGTCCAGAGGAAGACACCATCGAAACGCCCAAGGGCGCCGGTGGAAGAGCTCCTGTCGCACGTCCAGAAACAATCAAACACGAAGGTGGCGGAACAGGTCCTAATAACCCTGGAACTGCTACATCGACCGAGTCACAGCAGAAGTCTGAAGGCGATGCCGACTTGACAAAGGGTGAAAATCCTTTTGAAAAGAAAGACGACGATGACGATGACAAGGGCGAAAAGAAAGATGACGATGATGACAAGGATGAAAAATCCGAGAAATCATCTGAATCCGGCGAAGTTTATCTAGACATCGACGAATTTACTAGCGAAATCGTAGAGAAGGCAGTTGCCAAACTCGATGAGAAATACAGTGAATTTGTTGAACGGTCTATCCAGAAGTCAAATGAATCGGAATACGTCGATGCAGGCTTGGCAAAGTCTTTGGCTATTGCACTTGATAGGATCGAATTTCTGGAATCCACAATCAAGTCTCACGAGAATGCTATCGTCAATGTAGCTAACACGATGAATGTTAGGAAATCTCTACTCAAATCAGCTGACAACATTAAGGGAATTGATAACCCATCATTGAGCAAGTCAACATTGTCAAAGAGCGAAATCTCTAGCAGACTTCTTGACATGCAGATGCAGGGTAATCAGGGCGTAGACACCAATATGGTTCTTCGATTCGATGCCGTAGGTGATGCCTCAATTCTACCCGAAGCAGTCAGATCCAAACTCAATATTGAGTAATCAGTTCACTTAGGAGGAACACTAAACAATGAACGATGTACAAGGTTTTGGAATCGGCGACCTACAGGACGTCCAGTCTATTAATAAAGCCCTTGAAGGTGCTGAAGGCAACGGGCTTTCTGCTGGAGCGGCTTTTGGTAGCTCAAATTATGGTACCACGGGTGCTCAGTCACTGAGAGTTGAATCTCTTGACAGTTCGCTCAAGGTTATCACGTTTACAGATAAGCACATCAACTTCTGGAAAGACATTCCGAAGTCTCCTGCTTATTCAACGGTTGAAGAATTCAACCAGCTAACATCTTACGGCACGCAGGGTGGTGGATTTGTTTCTGAAGGCGAATTGCCATATCAGACAAATTCCGACTACGCAAGACGTGCGGCTTTGGTGAAGTTCGTTGGAACCACCAGGTCGGTAAGCCATCCACTAACGCTCGTTCGTACAATGGTTCCTGATGTTATTGCTCAGGAAAACTCGAACGGAATTATGTGGATGCTCCGTCAGATTGAAAATTCCCTCTTCTGGGGAAGTGACAAGGGTCGCAACAACACAGAGTATGTTGAATGGGCAGGCCTCGATAAGCTTCTTGGTGATGGTCCTTCGACTGGTGGAACAGGCGCCGGTAATACATACGACCTCCGAGGAACAACTTTCTCCTCGACTCCTTTCACCACAATCGTCAATGACTTGGCGCAGACGGTAGTTGATAACTTCGGTTTCCCGACTGACATTTATCTTCCATTCCCTGTCCTTGCAAAAATCAACGAGGAATTCGCTGGAACAGCTGCACAGAGAGTAATTCTCCCAACGGCTTCTGGTAATACTCAGGTCAACATCAACATCGATGGTCTTATGACTCAGGCTGGCCGAGTCAATCTAAAGCCAACCTTCTTCTTGCAGAAGACAAGAGTTGCTCCTACGGCAGCTTCCATGATTCGTGCAAGTGAAACTGGAAATGTGCTTTCCACTACATCTGTCACGGTTACAATGTCTGCTGCTGGTACTCCTTCTACAGGATATTCAGTTGCGGCTGGAGACTATGCTGCAGCTTTCACACTTAGAAATAAGTATGGTGAAACAATTTCTAAGACCTGCGCTGGTGGAACAATCACTACTTCAGGATCTAACACTCTTCGCTTTACTGTTTCTGGTATTGATGCTAACTCGAATGATGCTCAGTTTATGGACGTCTTTATCACTCAAGTTGATGATGCGGCTGGTGTAAAGTATTGGGTACAATCTTTCCCATTGGCTAGCACAGCCGACACCACGTATGATTATTCAGGCGTTCGTATGCCTAATACTTATACTGCCTTCATCGGCCAGATGACTCCTGACGTTCTTACATTCCGTCAGTTGGCTCCATTGGTAAAGATGGATCTAGCAACGATCGCCCCGGCTTACAAGTGGATGATCTTGCTCTACGGTGTTCCGGTTCTCTTTGCTCCTCTAAAGTGGACGAGAGTAATTAACATCAAGTACTAATTCTACTTGGTCTAACAAAAATTGACAGCATAGTTACAACAGCAACTAGTAGTCTCGAGGGGTCTTAATGGCACTGCTGTTAAGGCCCCTCTTTTATAGATCGTTAAAGGAGCTTCATAAATGACACTTTATCCAAAAGCAGATGACACAACTGGGTATCCTTATGTTATGTCGTCTACGGTCAGAGGCCCAGTGGGACCAACAGGTTATTCGGGATATTCGGGATATTCTGGTGATGCTAGAGGTACGTCGGGTTATACAGGAACATCAGGCTTCTCTGGCTATTCCGGAATTAGTGGTTACGCGCCGTAAGTATTAAACAATAATTATTGGAGGGATTAAATGACACTTTATCCAGCAGCCGGTGATACTACCGGGTACGCTTATACATCTCCGCTGATTGGCCCTCGAGGCACATCTGGCTATTCGGGATTTTCTGGTACAACGGGTACGTCAGGTTATTCTGGTGCCGTAGGCACATCGGGCTATTCGGGATTTTCTGGTTATTCGGGCAGCGTATAATATGATTGAGCCCTCTTCGGAGGGCTCTTTTCTCTCAACAAACTAATTGTATACCTGGAGGTATAGATATGGGGACTCTTTACGTTAGAGTTGGCAATAGAACTATGACAGCGCAAGAAGCACTTCTTCTCACTCCTGCTCAAGTCAAGCAAGCCGAAGTAGACGCTGAAAAGGCAAATCAAAAAAGATTAGAAAATATTCGTAATTCGATGGGAGTAAAAGCACCTCAGAATATAACGCTTGATGTTACCCCAGCTGGAGTTGCTGCACGAACAGCAGCGATCAAGGCAGAAGAAGCTAAAATTGCCTCCGAAGAAACTGTTGCAGTTGCTCCTGCTATAGTTGAAGATGATAAAATCGCTAAAACAAAGAAGCCAAAAGGAAGCAAGAAAGCTGCTCCATCTGCATAAATTGAATATAACATAATAACATAGTTCGTTAGTTAGGAGTTTACTATGGCTGATGTAACTGGAGCCAATACTACCAGCGCTCCAATAATTTCAAATAACACTGCTGAGATAATAAGGCACAAGGCTACGTATTATAGTGGCTCGAATGCCATCAATATTCCTTTAGTCAAGGGAACTAGATTTATTATTCAGGCAGTTATTGCTGCTGGTCCTACTTGCTCTATTGGATTTGGACAAGTTGCTGGTACAATAACTGATTCAAGATTTACATTCACTCAGGCGGCTGGACCTCTAGACCTTTCAGACTTCTTCCGTGCTGCTCCATTCGTTGCCTATAAAGAACCCTCAGCTTCGTTTGTTTATCTCATAATCACAGGAACAGGTGTGATTACAGCAGCTATAACTGCATTCAACGGATAAATAATGTCTAATACGACTAAGAATGACATTAAGGAAGCTGTTTCGGAATCATTATTAGAAGCGTTACAAGCTGCTGAAGAAAAGCAAAAACGAGATAATTGGAGTGCACGATCGATCATACAAATACTTGTTCAGATTTTGCAAGTATTTTTGGTACCTGTTTTAGCTTATCTTCTTTTGCAAACAGTAAATTTGCAAAAAGAAGTTGTCGCTATTCAATATCAAATAAATTCAGTCGACGCGCATATTACTGAACACATTGAAGATACAACGACAAAAGCGAAGGAAACTGCTTCATGGCATCATACTAATAATATTTTGCCCTGTTACGGATGTCATAATGGAAATAAAAATAGAGTAGAAAAAGGCACAAAGTGAAGCTAAATGATATTACTCCTGATTGGCTAAAGGAAGTATGGCTTTGGAGAATTCCAATTGAATTCGACGATGACAAACTTACCGATGAAGCTATTCAATTTTATATCGACTCGGCTATCAATCGTGCCGAGCTAATATTGAATATTGCAATTCATCCAAAAACGCTTGAGAACGAGACTTATGATTATCGTTTAGAAGAATGGATGTCTGGGTTCGGGTATGTGCAGCTGAATACGAGACCCGCTATTCAAGTTACGAATATGAGCTTGAATGTTATTACTTCTCAAATAACAATTCCGACAGAATGGATACAATTAAAAAAGAAATCTGCACAAGTAAATTTGATTCCTTATTATGGAATTCTTGCTAGTGCTAATATCGGCAATCAATTATTGATGTTTATGCCTTTACTTTCTACGACAACCTATGTTCCACAGATTTTACGAATTTCATATGAAGCAGGATATGCGGAAAACGAGGATGTTCCTGACTTATTGATTCAGTTGATCGCAATGAATGCTACGATAGGAGTTTTGAATGTCCTTGGAGAAATTGCTCTTGGAGGCCAGGCAGCTCTTGCCGGCTATTCTATCGGGGTTGATGGATTGAGCCAGTCTGTTTCGACCACCGCAAGCGCGGAAAACGCGGCGTACGGAGGACGGATCCGTCAAATGGAACGTGAAATGGTTGAAGTCGTCAAAACACTAAGACAGTATTATTATGGACTCTCCTTAGTAGGTGCATAATGGGCATAATTTATAAGACAACAAACTGTATAAATGGAAAAATATACATTGGCAAATATGAGGGATCGCGAGAAACATATTTAGGCTCTGGTACATATTTAAGACGAGCTATATTAAAACATGGTCGCGATAATTTTAAACGAACGACGATTGATTTTGCAGAAAATAGGCAAGATTTAAACAGAAAAGAAAAATTTTGGATTTCATTTTTTAATGCGAAAGATCGAACGATAGGTTATAATATTACTGAGGGCGGTGATGGTTTTACAGGTCAGCACTCGGAAGAATCAAAGAAAAAAATTGGAATTTTTCATCAAGGAAAAGCTCGAACTGATGAGGATAAATTAAAAATAAGTTGTGGTAGAAAAGGAATGAAATTTTCAGATGAGCATCGATTTAATATGAGTATGTCGAGAAAAGAGAAGAGGATAGGCGAAGAAAATCCTTTTTATGGAAAGCATCATTCTGAAGAATCACTACAGAAAATGAGAGATGCATTAAGAGGAAGAAAATCTCCAATGCTTGGCAGGCATCATTCTGAGGAAAGTAAAGCTAAAATGAGTGTTTCTAGAAAAGGTTGGCCTTCTCCAATGAAAGGTAAAAGGCTTTCTTTAGAAGCAAGACAAAAAATAAGCGAAAGTCAAATTGGCCGCATTCCCTGGAACAAGGGAAAGAAAGGTTGCCAGACAGCTTGGAATAAATGTAGACATATTTCAGAAGAGCAAAAACAAAAAATTAGTGAAACATTAAGAAAGAAAAAATAAAAATGTGTGCTCTTAATAGATCTATTCCTTCTGGATCTGCCAGGGTGCGTTTTCGCCCTGTAAAAATTGATTACAATACAGAGGCTGCTATTGGACTCATACAGCAATACGGAAGCCGTTTTGATTGGTATCA